TTTGGATCTTTTGGATCTTTCTTTTCCTTTACAATTTCGTATTTGTCTTTTTGCTTTTCTAATTCTTTGATTACAAATTCATTAGTAGGTGCTAAAACAACCCCTGTTTCTTTATTTCTATATTTAATAGCCATTATATTTTCCTCCTTTTTTTATTAAGTAGCTGATACTTCTAAATCAGCCATTTTTAGCATTAAATCAGGTGTTAATACTTTTGTACCATAATCATAGAATAGTTCAGATGACATATCGTTTGATTGTGGTATTCTTGTAGGTTCAGAATATGGATACACATTAGCTTCTTGTGCAACACTTTCAATTCTGATTAATTCAACCTTTGCATCTGATGGCATATTTACTGTTGAATAGATTTTTACGCCATGATACATTCCAAATTCTTCTTCTGCTGTATTAACATTAGTGTTAGCTTGTGTATCTAGTTGACTTCTTATCTTAGAATATTCTGTTGAATCTAAATAACAAATCATTTCTGATCTTCTAATTCCACCTCTAACATAAATGTTAGTTGTCTTTTCAAGTTCAACAAACATTTCCTCTAATTTCTTCAAATATGTATCAGCTGCTGCACTTGGAGTAAATGCTGTAGCATCTGCTGCAATGGCTGCAAAATATGCTGTATCTAATTCATATTCCATGGTTTGAGCGTGGTCGTCTGCCCTTCTTGCGAATACTGTTTCGCCCATTGTGTCAACATCAAATTTTCTTGCCTCTTCAACAATCTCTCTATGAACATTTTTATTTAATGTTATAGGATCTGCCTTGATTGCATCACCTTTACCAGCTGTTCTTGCTGTTCCTTGTTCTTTTGCTGTAGAATTAACGAATCTTTTAAATTCTAATGATGCGGCTGTTGGATCTCCTGCATAATTTCTTGATTTATGAGCTTGTGATAATGTGTTTTTTCTAACTGCTTGTATAACACCTGCATAAGCTTCTTTCAACTCTAATTTTTCACTTGTAGATTGTTCAACTGTTAATGCTTTTGTTCTTGCCATTATAAATTCCCCCTTTAAAATTATAAGGCAACTACACTTGGTGTTTCAGTAGGTTTGGCGTCTTGCCTATCGCTTCCACCAGGTTTTAATCCCTTAACATCCAAAGTATCTGCCTTTTCTTCCTTAAATAAATAACTCTTTTTTTCTTTGATAGGTTTTATTAAATCATCTATTGAATTTAATAAATTGCCATTATCATCTACTTTAATGGTATCCATATCAAGCATAGCAATAATATCTTCTGCATCGTGTGCTTTACTTGCTAAAGCCATTTTTAACGCAGAGTGCTTGCTTAACTTTTCAATTTCTTTTTTATGGTCTGATTTGATTGTCTCCACTAATTCTTGAGCGGCTTTTATATCTTCCATTATGTTTTCAGAATTGCCACTACCACCTAAATTTTTAAGTGCTGCAGTAATCTGCTTAGTCATCTCATCAACTTTGGAATTTTTCTGCCTTTCTGCTTCGAACTTTTCGCTTGGGACATAACTTCCGTCATTACCAACTACGCAATCAATATCTTTACCATCTTTTCCTTTGCCTTTTAAGGCTTCTTCAACTTGCTTCGCTAATTCTTCACCTAACACTTTTTTAATGCTTTCTGAAATCATTTTTCTTTCCCCTTTCACATCTCTGTATTTAACGTGGCTTCCACACGCATTGAGAGTCCACTTTGTCGCTGTGTGGCCAGCTTATTTTTTCTGTTTATTCACGCTTACTACAGAAAAAACGCAATAAAAAAGCACTATGCTTTTTAGCACAATGCTTAATTCTACTTAACCATTTCTCTTATTTTTTCCACATCTAACTTGGTGTCATTCTTGATTATTGATATAAATCTTTCATTTTCAAGTACTTCTTTTATTGCTTGTTTTACAACTGGATTGTCTATTCTTTGGTAGTCCGATATATCTTTTATCTCTTCAAGTAAAGTTGCAATTTTTATGTGTTCGTCTGTATTATCAATTATACTTGGTATTACTGATGTCGTCATTATTAAATTATTAAACAGTTCTATATCATTGCACATTTACCATCAACACCCCTCTATTATAAATACAATAATAATTATTATATTTTAGCTTAATTCCATCTATACCATCGAGCATATATAATAAAGATCTTTCTTTTTCATAAAACTTTATCATCTCAGGTTTAACTTTAGACAATCTATTTGTAACATCCCTTATATACTCTGCTTGTGAGTTAAATTCTAAAATTTTAGCGTCAGATGATATTTTGGCATGTATTATTTTATTATCAATTCCTTCTGAATATGCTGATATAATACTATTTTCTACAGTTTTATCACCAAAATATATTCCTCTGCCAAATGTACTATTCCAACTTTCACTATATCTTATAGCGCCATTAAGTGTATTATTGTAAGCTTCTTGAGCAGTTTTACCATGATAAGAATGAACCACTCTTAAAACTTCTTTTCCCTTTGTATTTTTGAACTGTTCTTCATTAAGCTGAACTGGCTTTCTATCGTATCCTAACAAAATAGCAACCCGCTCTTGAATATCATTTTCAAAAGAATCATATTCATCTAAATCAATATTTAATTTTTCTATTATATTATCCTTAGTTACATTATTTATTTTATCATCTTTTATACTTTCTGTAAATTCGTATTTAACTCTCTTTTGTTTAATATACTCTTCATAAGTAATATCACCAACATAAATAGTTTTACCTTCATCGTCTCTCGCAATTCGATCACTTTCGCCCCAGATATCTTCATACTTAGAAATAGGGACGGTTGTTCCTCTACAACGTGGATGAAATGGCGGAGAATTTAATCCCTCTTGCTTTTCCGATACCTTAAATCTTTTTCCATCCATCATTGCACAAGTTTCGCAAGTAGTGCTATCCAATGTTTCTATGACTTCATATTCATCAACCCCAAATTCTTTATACATTTGTGTATTAGCTTGTCCAATTACAAACGTTGTTTCTGTTTGAATTAAATTAATAGCTCTATTTCTGCTAATTTTAGTAGCTTTCATTAACCTATTAACCATTTCGTCTGAACTGCTACCGGTTATTAGTCCTTGTGTTATTACCTTATTCAAATTAGATAATAACGTTGCTTTATCGTCGTCAATTCTTCCTGCAAAATTCTTTTGATTAGTCCATTTTGAATACATCACCTTTTCAATAGCTTTATCATTCAAACTTGAAAAATTTGCTGTCATTCCTGACAATTTATCGAACTCAAAACCTGTTCTATAATATGTATCTTCAAAAACATCTTTCAAATGTTCGGTAGTAACTTTTAACTGCTTACTTTTTAGCTCCTCTATACCATTAGTTATTTCTGTTTTAAGAGATTCTAATCTACTTATCCTACTTCTCAAATATACCTCGTCTAAATCTTGTGTCCATTCATTGTTTTTATTATTAATAGCTTTTTCTCTAAACTCTTCTAAAGTCATTTTGAAACTTTTTAACTCTTTATTATTTAATATCTTTTTAGCGTCTGCATACGATACCCCATAATCTAATGCGTATCTCTGATAATACAGTTTTATTCTTTCTTCAATATACTTATCAGCTTTTTCATATTCTTTATAGAGTTTTCTTGAAACCTCATCTGCTTTATCATACTGAATTTGTGCGATTTCTTCAGCTCTTCTTTTCCAATAATCACTATTCCTCATCTTCAGCATCACCCATATTATAATCAGGATTATCTATGCTTTCTTTTTCCTCGTCTTCCATTTGTTGTAGTTCATCTTCAACAGATTCAACGTATGGATGGTTAGCTATTAATGTTTTATTACTGATTATTCCTACGCTGTTTTTGATGTCTGAAATGATACCTGATTCGTTAACCGGCATATCCATATTAAATTCAATTGAAAATTCGGTTGCACCAAAATTACCTTTGCCAAACAACTTTAAATACGCATCTATGAAAATCTTTAGTTCTTCGAACATACAATTTAATTCTGATGCAATACTTTCACAATCTGAACGTAGATCCATATATCTGAACTCTAAAGCAACACCTGAAGCATTACCTAGATTTTCATCTTTGGTATCAACACAATATCCATAGTCATAGCAATCTTTTCTTTGCTTTTCAATAAATTTCAAGACACTTTCTACATTCAAATCTGCTTGAAGCTTATCCACTCCACCGTCAGCATCTACTTTAATTGCTAAATTTTCTCTTAAATCTTTAATAAATTCCGCTAAATCTTGTCCTCCATAATTTTTTAAGATGTAAATAAATTTAGCAATATCTCTTATTACATCTGACGTGATTGAAGTCTGCCAATTAATATCATCTAGCAATTCTTTCAAGAAATATTGTAGTGGTAGCTCATCTTCATTATATTTGGCCCACACCAAAGGTACTGTTTCCCAATTATAGCCTTTGCCGTTTACCAATAAATGCGTTTCACAAAATTCATTTTGCTTGGTTCCATGTTCTTTATTAACAACATAACTACTTCCTACATTATCAGGGCATTCAAAATATCTCACACCGTTAGAATCCCAATATTCAGCACATTTAACTGTATACTTACCACTATTGTTATATCTAATTTCATCATAAAAATATAAAAAAGCTTCTATTTCTTCGTGTTCATCATCAGCCCAATACACTTTAACTTTTAATGGACTTAACGATTTCAATTTAAATTTACCCTTCTTATCTATATATGGCAGCCAATAGTTAATTCCATACTCAGCTATTCCAAAACCGAAATTCTTTAATTTCTTTCTAAATCTCTTATTTAACAATAGCGATAATTTTTTCTCATAGTCTGGGCTTTTGGTTTTAATGGTAAATTCCTTGGAGAGTAAAAAATCTGCTTTCTGTTTAATCAATTTATATAATAACGGGTGTTCAATTTTAGTATTACTTCTTGCTGCAACTGTATTCTTCTTTTTTTGAACATCTGACCTATTAAGAGTATAATTTCTTGCTTCTAATATTTGCTTATAATATTCACTATTTGTGTAATCTTTTATTTCATATCCAACCATATCACCCAAGCTCTTACACATTTGTTCTGCTCTTATATCTAATACACTTTTATCTAGATTACTTTGTTTTTTCTTTCCCATCTTGTAACTCACCTCAAAACTTCTATTGATTTATATCTTCTAATTCTCTCAATGCCATATCTAATAGCAGCCATTGCGTCATCAAAAAAAGCTACAGGCTCGTCTAAATAAACCCCTAGCTTTTCGTCTTTTTTCCACTTCCATTGATTAATTTCTTTTATTGCCCATATACAACTTGGATGTATATGTATTTTATGGCCTTTCAAAAAATCTATCTGTGCATGTACGCTGTTTTTATCTTTTGAAACTCCTTTGGCTCTGTATCCGGCTTTCTTCCACATTTTAATTCTATCTGGTTCAGCTGAATCGCACCACATCTCTAAAGTTTTATCATATTTACCATCAACGCTATTAATAATTTCTTGTGTATCCTTTTCATAAAGATACGTTTCGTTAAAAATATATATTTCATCATCTTTATAACTCAAATTATATATAGCGTTTGCGTGGTTAAATCCAAAGTCCTGGCAGAGATAATTGTCGTCAAAGTTGTTCAAGTTTGTATCAAAATCGTGAATTGTATAATTCGTTAATATTAATCCTCCAACTTCTCCCCATTCTCCAAGCCCATATATTCTATAACCTTCGGGATCTTCTATCTTTCTTCGCTCCATACGTCTTCGATATCCATCATCAATAAAACGATTTTCTCTATATGTTGAGTGGTGTGCTAAGACATCCGGATCTTCTTTATCAAAATATCTACTTTTTATCCAATGAGTAGCAGATATAGGATTGAACGTAAATGTCATTTGGTAATATAAATTTGGATTAAAGGATAAATCACCTCTAAGCCTATCATCTAATATATCTACTGCATCAACTGTTAATTCTGTGGCTTCCTCTATCCAAATCCATACCAATTTACCTTTCTTGAATGAAACGGATTTAATCTTTTCAATCGCTTTAGCATCGTTACAACCTCGGAATATTACTTTATTTCCTGTAACTTTACTTTCTAATGCTAAAGGGCTTGTAGTTATCTTCCAATACTTTTCATAATACTGTCCATATATCTTAAATATGGCTGCTTGTAGTTCTGCGAAAGTGCTATCACGATTAGTATCATCTACTTTTCTAACAACCATCAAGTTAGCACCTTTATACTTCTTATCGCCTAATTTTATAATATAATCTTGAGCGATATTTACGCTCTTTCCACTTCCGGCTGAACCCTTCAAAACTCTATATCTTTTCTTGCACTCATTCACTATTTTGAATCCTGGATTAAATCCAACAGGAACATTCAACACATTAGTCTGCGTGGAAATCATTGTTTTCACCATAATCGTAACTTATATTTATAACTGTTGGCACGTTATTATCTGATTTATCGCTAAACATCCCTAGCGTTTTACCTAAAAGTTCTAGCGCCCTATTTGCACCCATACTGTCAAATGTATATACTCCGGTATAACCTGCAGAATTGCCATCTTCATCAAATAATTCTTCTTGCTTCTGCTCATAGCATTTTTCAACCGGATTAAAAACCATAACAGGTTTATGCTTCATACATCGTTCAGCAACTTCTTTGAGGTTCTTAATAACATACTCCTGTGTTACTTGTGTTGCTTCCTGGAGATCTTTTTGCCTTTGCTCAATATACGCTGAAACCTTAACATTTCTTAACATTTTTGATGATAAGCTTTCAGCACTTTTTTCATTTTTTACGCCATAAGCCGAAATATATGCTTGTTTTGCGTTACACCCATTAGATAAATAATAATCAGCAAATCTCTGCTGATTATCTGTTAATCCGTTTTTATTTACCTTTGCCAATTATTATCACCTACTTACTTTTTATTTTCTTGGTTGCCAAGGTAGGAGTTGAACCTACTATCTTTAGCTTATGGGGCTAACGAGATGACCGTTTCTCTACTCGGCTATAATAAAAGAGCCTACACAATGAAGTGCAAGCTCTTTTGAAAGGATGGTTTTTTATGATTTTATCTTTTGTATACTTGTTCACATATAATATAGCATATATAAAAGTCGTGATTACACCTTTTTATTCCTTTTTTTTAAGAAATTTTTGAATATTCTTCTAAAGCACGGCCGTGTAATTTGCAAGTGTATTTGTAATCTAATCCTATTTCATCAGCAACATCAGCTATTTTTCTGCCTCGAATATATCTAATATACAAAATACTTTTATAAGGTTGCTCCAGTTGTTCTATTTTATTTTCTACTGTATATTTTTTTATTAACAGCTCTTGCAATTTAAGCTCACAATCTTTTGCAATTTTGTCCATTCTATCAATACTGGTTGATAACAAATCTTTATCGAGATTTGCGCCTTTACCATTAGAAGTAAATCCTAATCTTTTAGTAGTGCTTTCAAGTCTAGTTCTTATTTCCATAGTATCTTCTTGTCTAGCTTCTATATACTTCAAGTTGTATAAATATTCTCTAAGTTCCTTCTTAGCTTTCTCAACTGTAATCATTAAGTTTGACCTCCTTATCTTCAGTGTAGAATTTTAGGATTATATATCCGGTTCTGATGATACTCCTCTGTCTTTCTCATTTTGCCTAATGTCTGTTTTAGCTTTTCAATG